AAACACCTTAAAGTTATCAAAGAAGACACAATCAACAAATGGGACAAATTAGGATTCTTAGAGGGTCTTAAAGGTCACATGAGAGAAAACGTAGCACAATTATACGAAAACCAAGCATCGTATTTAATCAACGAAGCATCATCTACATCTGATACAGGTGCATTTGAAACAGTTGTTTTCCCAATTGTAAGACGTGTATTCTCTAAATTATTAGCGAATGATATCGTATCAGTACAAGCTATGAACTTACCTATCGGTAAATTGTTCTACTTCGTACCTAACATCCAAGCGTATACTGACCCAGCTAACTTAGCTAACACAGGTATTCACTACGCACCTTATGGTTCACCAAATGCTGCGGAAGGACAAACACCAAACAGTGGTTACGACTACAACAACACTAAAGACCTTTACGATAGATTCTACGAAGGTAACGAACCAGCTTTGGACCCTCCAGGATTGTTCGATTACTCTAAAGGTCAATATTCTGCTATCAGTGCTAGTGTAGTTACTGTTAGTTGGTTGGCTGACCAATTGGTTCCTTCAGCTTATACTGAGGATAACTACAGAAAAGTGTTAATCGTTATGTCAGGTTTTGCATCTGATGGAGCAGGTAAATTAATCGGTCCTGATGGTCAACCAATGGACAACGAAGCGTTCTTATCTGATTTAACTATCTATGGTGCTGCTGGTAACGCTTTCACTTCAGGTAACACAACTAACCCTTACTTATTTAGAGTTGTAACTCAAAGATATGGTAAAGGTATCGTACAATATGGTAATAACAACGAAACGTTAGTATTCCCTAACAGTAAAACTGATGGTGGTCAATATGACAACTTATGTGATGCTGAAGGTAAAATCTACTTAGAAGTTGATTTACAAGTACCAGTTTGTATTACTTGTGGTGGTTCTATGGACGGTTATACAGGTTCAACATTTGCATCTGATACAACAGTTAACGACGCATTTACTGCTAAATACAGAATCTACAAAAACTTAGAGTTTGAAGATAGAATCGGTGAGGTATCTTTCGACCTTATGTCAGTTACAGTTTCTGTAACAGAAAGAAAATTAAGAGCTCAATGGTCACCAGAAATGGCTCAAGACGTTGCAGCATTCCACAACATCGACGCTGAAGCTGAATTAACAGCTTTATTGTCTGAGCAAGTTGCGGCTGAAATCGACCGTGAAATCTTAAGAGATTTACGTAAAGGTGCAGCTTGGAACTTACGTTGGGATTACAACGGATGGAAGCGTCTTGGTTCAAGTGCAGTTCCTTACACTCAAAAAGACTGGAATCAAACATTGATTACAGCTATCAACCAAATTTCGGCTCAAATCCACAAATCTACCTTAAGAGGTGGAGCTAACTGGATTGTTGTTTCTTCTGAAATCAGTGCTATCTTTGATGACTTGGAATACTTCCACGTATCAAACGCGGCTCCTGAGCAAGACCAATACAACATGGGTATTGAAAGAGTTGGTACATTGGCAGGTCGTTACCAAGTGTATAGAGACCCTTACTTCCCACCAAACCAAGTGTTGTTGGGTCACAAAGGTACATCTTTACTTGACACAGGTTACATCTACGCACCGTATGTACCTCTACAATTAACACCTACAATGTACAATCCATTCAACTTCACACCTATCAAAGGTATTATGACACGTTACGCTAAGAAAATGGTTAACAACCGTTTCTACGGACGTATCACAGTTGATGGAGTAAGAACATTCGACTTAAGAGAATTGAGATAATCAATATCTTACCCTATAAGAAAGGAGACAAGAAATTGTCTCCTTTTTTTGTTTTAAAAGTATTTATAACATATGAGTAATTTACGAAAATTAATTAAGGAACATTTATTATTGGAAAAAAGAATTGCTCAATTAATGTCTTCTTTTGAAGTTCAGTATTCTTTTGACGTTGATAGAAGTATTCACGCGTATGATAGAAAAACAAGGAACGATATTGAAAATTATAATGAAAAAGAAATTTCAAACTCAGAAGTAAAATACATAGTCAGTTTATCTTTGAAAGAAATTGCCGAAAAAATCGCACAGCACAATATTACTCATAATGATGCGTTTGTTGTTAAATCGGCTGAAAAAGAAATTGCAATAGCGATAATACCAAAACATGTTGAGGATAATTTTTGGAAATTGGTAATATCAACTGTATTCAGAGAATCTTATGACAACCCATTTAGAGTCGGTGAAAATCAAATAGTTATTTGGGTTGATTAAATAAAAAACAGGGTGTTGTATCTGAATCGTTCCTTCCCTGTTTTAAATAAGTCGGTTTAGACTTATCCATGTAATTAAAAACTTTGTATCTGAATCGTTTCCTTTAATTACAATACAAATATACAACTTTTTTTCGAATCTCCTATATTTATTTTAAGATTTTAGTTTATCAGTCCCCAGCCATAACAAGCTGTTGAGTATTCACGGACACAAAGGTATTGGTAACATAGTCATTAACTATTTTAAAATTAAAAAAAATGTATTACACAACAACTAGCGCGAGCAAGCCGACTGCTCACATTACAAAAAACAAGTCGCGTCTTAAAATCTACAACGGTAACACCGTATTCCTTAACGATAAGGATAATTTTGAATTTGAAATTCATAACCCAACCCAAAATTCTGTTCTTTGTAAAATCAAATTGAATGGTAAGTACGTTTTTACAAGTGGACTTATTATTCGACCAGGTCAAAGAGTATTTTTAGAACGTTTCCTTGACTCAAATAACAAGTTTGAGTTCAGTACCTACGAAGTAAAAGATACGTCTTCAAATAGGGATGCAATTGATTTAAATGGGGCTGTTAGTATTGAATTCTATGATGAACAAACATTTAATCAATACCCTCATCTTTCGGGTGGGAATTGGAACGCTGGATGGACAAATATTAATACAGGTACACCATATTATGGTGATATGACTTTTACTACCAGCTCATCAAGTGCGAACATTACTATGACATCTCTTAATAGTAATACTAACACATTTGAAGGTCCAAACATTAGAACTCTTAAATCCAAAAAATCTATCGAAACAGGTAGAATTGAAAAGGGTGAAAAATCCAATCAAAAATTTAGTAGTTCAAATGAAACTTTTAATTCTTGGATGTCACATCGTATGAATTTTAAAATATTACCATTAAGTAATAAAAATAATACATCTGAGGATATTAAACATTATTGTACCGAGTGTGGTACCAAGACAAAATCAAAATACAAATTTTGTCCAACTTGTGGTAACAAATTGTAAGATATAAAAAAAGGGGTTCCGTGAGACCCCTTTTTTATTTTAACATTCTAAGTGATTTAGAAACAATTTCAGATTCGGTTAATGAATATAATCCATTCTTATAACCCATTTGAACTGCCCTAATTAACATGAATTTTGCCTGTTCTTCTGTCAAGTTATCGATTAAATTTTCAATATCCTCAGGTTTGTATATTGCAACCTCTTCAAATAGAAACGCAATTGGTTGTTTTTGTTGTTCCATAATGTATTAACGATATATTTATAGTAAGTATATGAAAAGAAATAGAATTAGTGAAGCCACAGGTTCGGGAAGTGCAGGAAACTTCAAAGTACCAATAGTATTATCTCCACAACCGTGGACAGAAGACCAAGTCGCTCCATTCACTAATCCTGTTTATAGTTATAATAATGCGGAGTTAGCCTATGAAGAAGCTGACGGTGATTTTAAAGAAACACCTGAAGAACGAGCTCGAATAGAAAAAAGGACAGATAGAATTGCTCAAGTGGATAGATACCTAAAAAGTTTCTATACTGGTCAAAATGATGAAGATGGGAGTAATGTTGCGGATATTGAAGACCCTGAGAAAATCATACAACAAGCGGTTGGACCACTTAAAGAAGATTTAGCGGTTTGGTTTGGAACAAAGAAAAAACCAAAAGGTTCATCACAACCAAAAGGACCTTGGGTTAACATTTGTAGAAAAAAAGAAGGTGGGGGACATCCTCCATGTGGTAGACCTGACGCCGACCCAAAAGGGTATCCAAAATGTAGAGCAGCGGGTGTTGCATCTAAAATGAGTGATTCTGAAAAAAGGTCCGCTTGTTCACAAAAAAGAAGAGAGGAAAAGAAAGACCCAAAAGTTGGTAAGGGTAACAAACCAACTATGGTATCTTACAAACCAAGAAACGAATCGAGTGAAAATAAAATTAGAATAACTGAGAGTGAATTAATATCTTTAATTCAAAAAATTCTAATTGAAAAATCTTAATTAACGGTATCTGTATTTTTTGTCGAATCTATTTTTTTTGAATCCACTAAAATTTTAGGGGTTGGTTTTGATTTAGGT